GGTTCGCGATCCATCTGTGAAATCCAGAAATGATGCATTCCCGTTTCCTCCTCCGTCCAAAATCCGATACAGAATTCAATCCCGATTTTCCGAAAACAGAAAATCTCGGAATATTTCAAGGGACGAAACGTGTCTTTGTCCAATAGAACCATTATATGATAATAATGTCGGGGTAATTTATCTTCGCTAAAATGGACGATCCCGAGTAATCCTTCCGCGGTTTCACAGAAACACGTCGACCCCCGCACTTTCATGAAAAGAGGCGAATTGATCCGATAGGTCTCTACAATCTCCAATTGATCGGTCGCTGGATTCACCGCCCCGATTTCAAACGGCCACCATTTATAGATAAACCATTCCGATTCTTTCCCGTCCGCCTCTTTTTTGGTCAATGGAATCCAGTTCTTTTCGCACCAACTATTCGGATTGGGCGGGGTCAAAATCCGGCATCCAGAATACGTCGCAGTATCCACTTTATATTTCCCGATAATCATCCGGTTCGTCCCCACGGGAGAATAATCGATATTCGTACAAATGAACCGGAGTTCGTCGTTCAAGACGTAGAGCCGGATATCTTCTAATCCGAAGAAACAAGCCTCGTGCGGTTTTAATCCTATATTACTATTCATTTCCGCAAAATCGATGGGTTGCATCTCGTCCCCATCGAGAATCGACACGAAATTTTTCGAAATGATCCAATTATTATGATGTTCAATGACACAATGTCCCGATGGCAAATACCAGTAATTCACATATCGCGTATTCAATACATGTTGTCCGCGATAGAATGCATGAGACGCCGACGATGGGCGGTATGTATCTACCGGAGGATAATAATATTCCCGACTTTCGGTGGTGTCCGATAGCAAACATCGCGAACAAACATCCGCCGTGATTTGTACGATGCTATCATTATGATCCCCTTTGTACCACGTGGGCGACCACCCTACATTGGCCTCGAGCCATGCCCAGAAATTGACTTCCCATACCAGTTTCTTGTGCGTCTCCATAAATGTGGGAAAATGGTCTAAATATTTGGCGTGGAAATCGAGGACGGATCCTGCGTCCCCCATAAAGAACCCCCCGCAAAATCGCCAGCAGATATCGTCTAGAATCTGGGCATCGGGACTCTGTTTGTCCCAGCATCCCGAAATGGCCAAAAACGAATCCGCTAAAGTCCGTCGCGCAAGAATCCGTAGATATTCTTGCACATAGAGATCGTCTTTAAATACATAGGCAATATTGAAATCAATCCAAGCAAAATGCGTCGATGAAAATGGATTCACGCGAACGGCCTCTTCCATGAACTCGATTTTCGCATGTTGAAACCAAATATATTCGTGAGTATCTTTCGGTTCATTCCTGCGGGTAGGCAGTTCAATACCTTCTATATGACTACACGTCTCGTAGATCCATGTATCTCGGATTCCTAAATATCGCAGGACGCGAACATTGGGGAATTCGCGGATAAAATTCTCCGTATATTCCATTGTATCGGGACTGCAGAAAATACAGAGCGAAATTCCGGTAGAGGCGATTTTACGAAAGTGTCCAAATCTCCATTCGATATCTTTATTCTCAAAAGGCGTCTCATAGAGATTCATAAAACAACTGACAAAGGTAAGTGTCATGAACGAGAGTCTCTTATTACCTTATATAGAAATCTTATATGTGACTTTTTACGTTTTCGTCGGTGAAATTTGCAAAATTGATCTATTTATTTTCTTACGAATGATATGTATAATACGTAAGAATGATGACGCATGAACAGAAAATATTGTTATGCTTTGATGTAGAGACAACGGGATTTATTACGGGCGTGGGTCCCAATAAAATATATCCGTATGTTACCCAATTGAGTTTTGTCCTATATGACTTGACGAATCTTCGTTTGATGGAGATATACAATAAATATATCGATATTCCACAGGATGTTCCCATTACAGAGGAGATTACGAAACTTACGGGTGTAACACGCGAAAAATGTAATGCGGGAGTATCCATGGTCGATGCAGTCCAATCTTTCCATCGTGCATGGCTAATGTGTACAACGGCGATTGCACACAATATCGATTTTGATTATAAGATATTACAAAATGAATATACGCGAAATGAGGAGAAACTGTATATTCCAATGTTGTTTTCTTGTCCCAATAATTGGGGACTACATCCCGAACTATTTTGCACGATGAAAAAAACGGTGAATATATGCAAGTTGCCGATGAAATTAAAACAGGTTCCTACTCCGACGCCGACGACGGAGAGAACCGGCGTCTCGCGATTGAGACAAACGGCTATTGGAGATACGATTGCATCCATCGTTCCACTTCCTGCAAATGTCGTTAAAAGACCGCCATACAGTAGCGGATACAAAAATCCGAAATTAAGCGAACTCTACGAATTTCTATTTGACGAAACACCGCAAGATCTACATAATTCGTTGATAGATACACTCGTATGTTTAAAATGCTATTTACGTGTCAGACATAGCGTATTGGTCGATTATAGAGTGGAACCTGTGGAAACAGATTCTTATCGCGTATATGTCACTCTGGTGTAATTTTATTCCAAATCAGGATTTTCGTTTAGGTTATCCATAGGTTCTTCTCCATTCGGTTTATCTCCACTCTCTTTATCACTTTCCTTATTTACAGGTTCTTCATCTAGAGTTTCTATAGGTTCCGTTTCTTCGACTGGATCACGAAAGGTAACTTTTTTATTGGCCTTATAGTACATGAGTGCCATATATCCCGCGCGTCCTATATCCGTAATGATTTCACATACGATTCCGATCCATAATAGCCATACGAACCAATTATAAAGTCGGATTTTGAAAAATCCAATAATCACAAGAATTGTTCCTAAAATGGAAACTGAATATTCGGGAAAATAGTATGCCATGTGAAAGAGAATTAAAAATATGCCTAAATATAAAAACGTTTTATGCGACGCCATTTACCGTTTCTTATTAAATCCCCCCATTTTATTATACCAATCAAACAACAGATCAGGGATCAACAGATCATGGATCAACATATCAGGGATCAACAGATCAGGGATCAACAGATCATGGATCAACAGATCATGAATTTGTCCTATAGGACAATTTCATGTAAATCGTATCCAGATAAAACATAAAGGTTATCGCCAATAATTGTTCAAGAGGACATCTATGGATCATCAAATACAACCATATCTATTTATGTTACTGTCAACACTAAAAACAAATCAACCGGAAGGTCAATCGAATTATCAAACTATATTCATTACTTTCTGCATCATACTGGCACCTGTACTATACCGAATGATTCCACATAATGACGCAATATACAAAATGATTTTGCAATGGATAGGTAAAACGACCGACGAAATTACCATTCGTATTTCGTCCCATGAAATACCCATCTACAGAGGACTTTCTACCACTCCTACCATTAAATATGTCTATAGCAAAGACTTTCTCTCCGTCATTCATTATATAATGAACTACTGTTTGGACGATATTCATTCCATTACAGAGATCATTACCGATTGTAAAGATCTCTGTAATTATTATGACGATAATAAGAAGGATGAATATTTCTATATTCCATTGAGTAGTAAAAAGATATGTATATGTCGCGAACAGAACATTTATTGCGAATTAAATGTGGTGGAAGGGGATTCGGATAAAGATTCGAATCAGGATAGTAGTTCAAAAATGAAGCCTGCCAAGAAACATTCCTACATGTTAATACTTTCCACTCCCTTTCTCGCCGGAAATATCGCGTGTCTAAAAGATTTCATCCATAAATGTAGAGAAATATACGAAAAATCGAAAAATAAAAACGATTGCAATAAACGCCATATTTTCGTATATGAAAAATCCGAGAAAAGCGAATCAAAGACCGAACTCTTTTTTACGAAATATCCTATGGAACATAATAAAGATCTAAATCACAATATCTTTTTCGAAGGAAAAGACAAATTGATCCAATATATTCATCCATTTATCTATGATCCCGATGAAACGTTCAATATCGGCGAAGAAAGGTACAAGCGTTCCGGATTTACATTTAAAGCCGGATTGCTCTTTTACGGTGCACCTGGATGCGGGAAAACAAGCACTATTAAAGCGATCCTGAAATATACCAATCGCCATGCAGTGATTCTGAATATGAATCGTATCAAAACATGCGAAGAACTCGAAAGTATTTTTCGAAAACGCATATTTAACGAAAAAGAAATCGGCGGAAAAGAATTATGCTTTATTCTGGAAGATTGTGATGCAACGGGGGATATAGGTATTCTATCCACACGTAATAAATCTGACGAATATTCAAAGAAAAAAGAAGAATCTTTGAAAACGCAAAATGAATCCGAAAATATCATGAATAAACTCATTGAACTTTCCACGGCAACTTCTTTCGTAAAACCAGAAGAAGATCCTCTAAATCTATCGTGTTTTCTCAATATTCTAGACGGTATTATCGAATTACACGGAGTCATGATTATCATGACGACCAATTACCCCGAAAAGATAGACGATGCACTTATCCGTCCTGGCAGATTCGATTTTAAATACGAATTCAAACGGTCGTCCCATAAAATCATCCGGGAAATGTTGAAATTCAAATATGAAATATCCGAAGAAACCATGTGTGAATATGATCCCCTTTTAAACATAAAAGACGAAATACTATCTCCCGCACAAATCCAAGCCATCTGTTTCCAAAACCCCAATATCGAGGATTGTATCCATGAAATTGTTTCTATAGGACAAAAAGCATAGGATCAGAACTTTACACATTTTATATGATAAAACGTGTAAAAAAAATGAGATGGGTCGGAATCTAGAGAGGAGATAGGAGAGTTAGGAAGAATGTATTACGACGAACACATTTCGCATTTTTCCGGTTCGATTGTGAACTGTTGTGCCTGATGTTTCGCCCGTCGTCTCAAATAGTAGATGCCCGTTTTCAACCCTTTAGACCATGAATAGAAATGCATCGATGTTAATGTCCCATAGTTTGGATCTTCTAGCCATAAATTCAAACTCTGTGATTGGCATATATAAGCACCTCGGTCTGCCGCCATGTCGATCAAATGTCTCATTGGCAATTCCCATACCGTCTTGTATTTTTCGCGGATAGAAGCCGGAATGGATTCGATATGTTGAATACTACCATGATTCGCGATAATACTATTTTTCGTCGATTCGTTCCATAAATCAATCGCCATCAAATCCTTCATCAGATATTTATTCGCCATCACGAATTCCCCCGCAATTGTACGACGACTGTATATATTACTCGTAATCGGTTCAATACATTCATTGTATCCCAATATCTGAGAGGTCGATGCAGTAGGCATAGGTGCAAGCAAGAGCGAATTACGCAATCCCGATTTACGGATTTTATTCTTGAGTGCCGGCCAATCATATCGATTATCCCCAGATCCTGGAGTTATGTCCCATAGATCAAATTGGAGAATTCCTTCACTCGCGGGAGATCCGGCGAAAGTGGAATACGGCCCTTCTTCTCTGGCGATTTCCATCGAACTTTCCAATGCTCCGTGGTATATCGTCTCGAAAATATGGCGATTCATCTCTTTCGCTTCGTCACTTATGAATGCATGACCCATAATCATAAACACGTCGGCGAGTCCCTGAACACCAATTCCTATAGGACGATGACGCATATTGGAATTCCGCGTTTTTTCCGTGGGGTAAAAGTTGACGTCGATAATACGATTGAGATTGTATGTGACGACCTTTGCCACTTGGTGCAGTTTATCATAATCGAATGTATTTTGAGGAGTGATGAATGCAGGGAGAGCGATCGATGCGAGATTACATACTGCCGTTTCATCGGGGGCAGAATACTCGATGATTTCCGTACATTGACCCGTCAGGATTCCGTTGAAAATTCCCATATGACGTTCGGGTTCCGTGAAACAATAGGTATCCGCCGTTCTCCCTTTATCCTCGATTTTTAGAATACTCACGCGATATCCGCCATTTTCTTCGTATCCATCTATACCCGCGATTTCAAACCCCAAATCCACCAATTTGGATATTTCACCAGAGGATATACATAACTTGTATAGTGGTAATAGTGAAATATCCCCCTTCATTCTGTCAGATAGAGTATATATACGAGGGTTTATACCACACGTTTGTAGCATATATTTGATTCTGATCAAATACTCGTCATTTGGTTGATTGATATGCAATTGATTCATATTCAATGCCCCGATCTTTTTGCAAATCTCGGAAAACCATCCGATTTTTATTTGTATAGAACAATCTCCGGATGGAATCGATGAGTCATCGGAGTCATCGCATTCTAAAAAGGGCGAGGTTCCGTCAATGATTGGGTATTCGCATTGGATGATTTTATCTCCCGGTTTCAAATCCTTGGCATCAACTTGTATCGGTTGTTGTGGCAGACACGAAAAACAATCCTCGGGTTGAATATAGAATTTATGATAAGGCGTACATGCCAATTTCAACCCATCATCCGTATACACATCAATGAGCGGTTGGTTTTCGCCCGTTTTTTTCACGATAACTTGACTAAATTCTTCGCCATTCCATACATTCACGGTTTTGTCTAATAGAGATTGTATTTCTATATGACCTTTGTCGGTGAGAATAATGGTCTCCGGCGCAACACATAAATTACTCGATTTAATCGTACCTAGATTCTTCTGATTCGATTTCCGGTTGCATGCGTCTTTGTATAAAAGGTACGGTGTTCCCGTCTCCATTTGCGCATCCAATACTTCGAACCAAATATCGCGGGCCTTGACCGATTCACGACCTTTCCCGGTCCGCTCGTATTCTTCGTATAGGACTTTGAATTCATTGCCATATACATCCGCCAATCCGGGACATTCGTCGGGACACATGAGTGTCCACATTTCGTCGGATTTCACACGTTCCATGAAAAGATCGGGCATCCATAATGCATAGAATAAATCACGCGCCTTCATTTCTTCATCCCCGTGATTTTTGCGCATCTGTAAAAATACGCGGATATCCGCATGCCACGGTTCCAGATAAATCGCGAAAGATCCATTGCGTTTGCCACCCCCGTTATGTATGAGTCCAGTCGACATCATATAATTGTGTTCCTCCTTCAGCTGTAAGTCATATACAGCACCTTTATACGGCTCTTTCGCCACAGACTTCACAGGGACGTAGATGAGACCGTCGTGTTTGATAAATGTCCCATTCACACTCTTATTATCCCCCTCAATCGCAATACTCTCACATACCAACCACCACCACATGGTTTCTATATAACAAAAGTCGAGATCCTTATCCGAACACCCCGTATAAATCCCCTCCATTAACATCACCGTCTTTTCGACAGGCAAGAAGAGCCAACCTTTACTCACACGTTTCTTCCCCTCGAAATCGAAGAAATCATTCCGGGTGAATGGTAGGGCAACATTGGTAGTCCATTCTATATGATATCTATCTACGGATTTATCGCGTATATGCGTATATTGTATGCACATTTTATTGAGGTATTCCATGACGCGATCCATTTCGTATTCCGCATGAAATTCGACGCGGAATATCCCGTCTTGAAACGTAATCACATTCGAGATGAGTGTACCATAGATGAGACATACTTCTTCTGTATATGACGGATTGTCGCGTTCGTATTTCGGTATGGAATATATGAGCATATCCTGTTCCGTCACATTCTTCGCCTCTAACCACATGGGTTTCAAGAGTCCCCGTTTCAAATCATTCACAATCTCGATCTCCAATTTATCCCGCGAATTGGGGAGTACATATACCGGATGTTCATCCGTGATTTTCAAAACGGGAGAATCGGGAATAACCGACCGGATGACATTGATATCTCCATCATAGGGATATTCCATTATATTACCCACCGTCTCGATTTCGCCTGTGCGTCCAAATACCTTCGTCACATTGGGAATACAGGATGATATTTCTATAGGACCATCCGTAGTGAATATCATCGAATCTGCCGTCACACATTGATCGACATATTTGGCCGTATTATTAAATACTCGTAACATAGGAACAATCCCATTGGATGTCCCATTTGTACCTCGTATATGACTCCCCGTCGCACGGACATTGTGGATATGTAATCCGACTCCCCCTGCATGTTTCGAAATAAGCGCACAATCCTTGAGTGTATTCTAGATCCCATCAATACTATCTGACTCCATGGAAATGAGATAGCAGGACGACAATTGCGGTTTTGGCGTTCCTGCATTGAAGAGCGTAGGCGTCGCATGGGTGAAATATTTGCACGACATGTATTCATACGTTTCACGGATTTTCGCCATTCGGAGATCGGGATCCTGGATAGATCCGTGAATGCCGATACTCACACGTAGCCACATATGTTGCGGTCGTTCAATGACTTTTTTATCCACTTGCATCAAATAAGCACGTTCGAGGGTTTTGAATCCGAAAAAATCGATCAAATAATCGCGGTCGTAGTTACACATGTCATTGAATTCGGTTTCGTATTGTTTGGATAGACCGTATAGTTCTTCACTGATGAGTGGACTGTGTAATCCATGTTTGTCTCTATATTGATAGAGATCATACATCACATTCGTAAATGAACTTTCCGTATTCTTATGATGATTCGAAATAATGATACGTCCCGCGAGGATATTATAATCCGGATGGATAGATGTCATGGATGCACATTGTTCCGCAGAGAGTTCATCTATTTTAGTCGCGGAGATAGTATCATATAGTTGATCAATCACTTTCATGGCAAGTGTCGTGAAATTAACCTTTATCCCATTCCCCGCCGTCTTGATCCTGTTGAGAATCTTATCGAAGGATACGGGTTCCAATACACCATTGCGTTTGGTCACACGCATTTCAATATCGGTATGGTTATTCATTTTAATACATTGTCGGGAATTTTCTATGTCATTTATTCGATTGTTTGATTCCGTCGTCGATATATCTCGATGTAAAAAAAGTAGTACAATAGGGTGATATTTTTTTGTTGTATTTTTGTCCTATAGCTAATAATAATAATAATAATCGGATAGATCCTTGAATTCCCGATAATAGTTTTTCTTGAATGTATCTACATCGCGATACCGGAGTTTATCCCGATGTAGATATCCTTGATTATAATACCCTACGCGATGACAATCTTCCGTCATTAATTGATACGGATGATTTGTCATGCGTTCAATCCGCGAAGGAATAGAGGGTTCGATAAACTCTCTATCAAATTCGGGCAATGTTCCGTCCAATAGACGATCTTGAAATTCTCGTGAATCCATCTGATTTATCCATTCCATCGCCGTTTTCATTTGTAAAACCACATTTCCCGATTCACATGCTTTTTTATACAAGTCAATATATGTGACTGGTAACTTTGTTGCACTTTGTAATAATTCATCCGTTGTATGGATTGAATTCTCCTTCTTCTTCTCCTCTTCTGTTTCTTTTCCGTTGATGTCATATAGAACTTGATGTTCGTCGTGGTCGAGGTCATATATATCCAATGGACCTCCACCTCTTCCTCCTCTTCCTTCTTTTGCGAGAATAGTATCTCTTATTTTGCAATGATCGACTATTGACATTGTGATTATAAAATAATGGACGATTTTAAAAAATACTTCAATTTTGTTTTTTTTTCTTACACCTTTTATCATTTCATATGTGCATTTTAATAATTTTGCTCAATATATGGAAGATAAAACGTATTATTATTATCACAGTATAATTTAATATCGGAACCACAATATTTTAATTTAATAATCTTGGATGTGGTTGGATTATCACAGTTTGTAATTTTGGTTGGAATTTTATAAGTAGAGATAATACCATAGTTTGTTACTAATAAAT